CATCGCCGACATGTTCTGCATGGACCCGTTCTGGCTGGGCGGGCAGTCGACCGGGCTGACGTACAAGTCGCCGGGCCCGATGTACACGCATCTGCTCCGCATCACATTGGGCCCGGTCCTCTCGCCCTTCGAGCAGGTGTGGTCCATGTCCTGGCTGCCGCGCGGGCAGAACGTTGTCTTCGACCGGCAGTTCCTGCAACGCGACGACCTGGCCTCGTCGATCCACACCCTGGTCGAGGCCACCACCGCCTCGCCGCCGCTCATGAGCGTGCCGGAGGCCCGGGCGTATATGGGTTGGCCGCCCGAGCCTGCCGGCCCCGCGGTCGGCTCGCCGGTGGACACCGCACCCGTAGAAGGGACATCGGGATGAATACGAGGCGTACGGTCACCGGCGGTGGCCGGGAGGTCCGGCTGTTCCGTGCGCAGCTGACCGAGGTCGACACGACGCTGGGCTACACGATGATGCAGGGCATGGCCTGCCCGTACGGCGACGTGGCGATCCGCTGGTTCTTCCGCGAGAAGCTGCGCGCCGGCCTGTTCGACAAGAACCTCAAGGAGTCCGGCCCGGCCCGTCCGCTGCTGCTCTTCCATGACGATCAGACCTGGCCGATCGGCTCCTCGTTCGAGTGGGATTCCCAGACCGATGACGGCCTGTTGGGGACGTGGAAACTCGACGGGTCCGGGGATGCGCAGCGCGCCGCGCAGATGGCCAAGGACGGGCACCTGACCGGGCTGTCGATCGGCTACGTGCCGATCCTCTCGTCCTGGGAGCAGACCGGCGCGACTGAGTGGGACCCCAACGACGTGACGAGCCTGGATCTCGTCGAGCGGGTCGAGGCCCGGCTGGGTGAGGTCTCGCTGGTACCGGTGCCGTTGTGGGAGCGCGCCGGCGTGACCCTGGTGGCCACGTCCGAGCGCACCGCCCGACCGTGTCGAAACTCCGGGGCACGCCCGCAGGGGCGCACGGAGCTCGAACGATGGCGGCGCTGGCGATCTAGTATCAGCTGAGGCATCACACGCCGCTCGTCCCGCCGGCCCCCGAACAGGGGACACCACGGTTCTCCGGGCACGTCAATGGCCGTCTGTCGTTGGCTGCTCTTCATGGGGGATCACGTGTCGAATCCGATGCTGTCGCGGCTCCAGGAGGAGCGCGACGAACAGTTCAAGTTCATGGACACCACGCTCGACCGGGCCGAGGCCGAGGGCCGCGACCTCGTCGACGCGGAGAGGAAGAACCTCGAGGGTGTGCGCCAGCGCATCTCCGAGCTCGACGAGCAGATCAAACCGATGGCCGAGTACGAGGCCCTGCGGCGCAGCTCGGCCTCGGAGGCCTCCCGGGCGTTCGGCGGTCGCGGTGATGACGGCCAGGCCCGTCCGCTCGGCCAGGGCGGTAACCAGTTCAGCTACGCCTCGCCCGGCGCGTTCATGGTCGACTACCTGGCCACGCTGCAGCACAAGAACAATGACCTGACCCGGCTCTTCGGGCCGCGCCAGTCGGCGGCGGCCGCGCGCATCAACGCCATCCGCGAGCGGGAGGCGATGCAGCGCGCCGCCAACCAGATCACCACCGACACCCCGGGCATCCTGCCCGTGCCGGTGGTCGGGCCAGTGCTGAACACGATCGACGCGAGCAGGCCGCTGCTGTCCTCGCTGGGGCCGAAGGATCTGAGCAATACGCCGGGTACGAAGTTCATCCGCCCGCACATCACCCAGCACACGACGTCGGGCAAGCAGTCCGCGGAGAAGACGGCCCTACCGAGCCAACCGATGAAGATCCAGCCGCTCGAGTTCCCGAAGGAGACTCACGGCGGGTGGGTCAACGTCTCCCGGCAGGACATCGACTGGACCTCGCCCACGGCCTGGGACATCCTCGTTCAGGACCTGGCCGACGCGTACTCGGTGGACACCGAGACCTCCGTGGCCGCGGTGTTCGGCGCCGGCACCGGGATGAACGGGCCGATCACGGTGGCCACCGACGACCTCGCCGGCTGGGCGGCCGCGCTGTACGAGGCGGCGTCGCTGGTGTACCGGGGCTGCGGGCGACTGCCCGACCGGGTGTGGTGTTCCCTCGACGTGTGGGCCAAGATCGGCCCGCTCGTGGACATGAACAAGCTCGTCTTCCCAGGTGCTGCCTCCGGCGGGGCGGGGGAGTCGAGCCTGGCCCGGTTCTCCGGCAACATGTTCGAGCTCGACCGCATCGTCGTGCCGACGTTCCCGGACGGCACCTGCATCGTCGGGGCATCGGCGATGGCCGAGTTCTACGAGCAGCGCATCGGCCTGCTCTCCGCGGTCGAGCCGTCGATCCTCGGTGTTGAGGTCGCCTACGGCGGCTACACCGCGTTCGGGTTCCTCGAGCCGGACGGGTTCACGAAGATCACCGCCCCGACGGGGCTGCCGCTGACCACGACCCGGTCGAAGTCGAACAGCACCGCCTCCTGATCCCCGGCGGCCGGGACGGGCGGGTGCTGCCCGTTCCCGGCCACCGGCCGACCGGTCGGGGGTGACCGTGGCCGAACTGCCGACGCCCGAACGCATCCGCGCCTGGTGCGGGGTGGCCGAGACGTCGCTGTCGATTGAGGACCTGCAGGTCATCTACGACGGGGAGGCGGCCAACCAGTTCTGGGTCTGCCGCACCCCGGATCCGATCGAGGTCACCGAGCGCACCGACGATCAGATCGCCGCGTTCTACCGCCGCTGCGCGCGGGCGATCGCGGCGAAGGGTGTCCCGCTGGGCACGATGCCCGGCTCGGACGAGTTCGGCCCACAGCGGCTGGCGTCCTTCGACGCGGAGATCGAACGCTACGAGGGCCCGACCCGAAGGTTCGTGTTCGGATGAGCGCCGTGCTGACCCAGGCCCAGCAGCGCACCGCGATCGTCGCCGCGCTCGCCGGCGTCACCGCCGACGTCGACGGGCAGACCGTCACCATCGACGCGCACCCGACCCGGCCGCGGCCGACCGCCGCCTACCAGGCGTGGCCGGTGTGGACGGCCTCCCGCCCGGTGGCGATGTGTGTCGCCGAGACCGAATGGCAGGTGGTGGTCGCGCTGCCCGGGGCGGACGCCCAGACCTGGACGCTCACCGGCGACGCCCTGGTCGAGGCTGTCGGCGACGCGCTCGCCGACTGGCATCTCACCCGGGTCGAGCCGGGGCAGCTGCCCGTCGCCGACGGCGCGGCGATGCCGGTGCTGATCTACACGTTCGACATTTAGGAGGAGATCATCGTGCCAGGTACTGCTACCAAGCTCGGCCCGGGCGAACTGACCATCGGCGGCGCCCCGCCCGCCGGCATCGACCTTTCGTGCCAGGTGTCCGCGGCGAAAATCGAGTGGGACAAGGACAAGGAAGACGACACGCCCGTGCTGTGCGGGGAGTCGATCGCCGGCGGGGTCACCTACACCGCGAAGCTCAAGGCCTCGGTTCTACTCGACCTCTCCGACGGCGGCATGGTCGACTTCACCTGGACCAACAAGGGGCTGACGTTCCCGTTCGTGTTCACACCCAACGACACCGCGGCCAAGTCGGTGACCGGCGACCTGATCGTCGACCCGCTCGACGTGGGCGGCGACGAGGTGAAGAAGAACATGTCCGTCGACCTCGAGTGGGACATCGTCGGCGAACCCCTGTGGGGCGATGCCACCATCGCCCGCAGCGGCCCGGCCACCCGCCAGCCCCGCCGCGCCGAGCCCGCCCCGCCGGCCACGGTCGCCGCGGGCGAGATCCCCGAACTGGTCTGACATGCCCGCCCCGGTCGTACGCGTCGAGGGCGCCGACCGGCTGCGGGCGACGATGCGCGCGGCCGGGCTCAAGCTGCGCGACCTGTCCGCGGTCAACCGGCGCACCGCCGCCAAGGTCGCCGCCGCGGCCGCGCCGAAAGCGCCGCGGCGGACCGGGGCGCTGGCGGCGTCGGTGAAACCGCAGGGCACCCAGCGGGTGGCCGCGGTCCGCTCGCGGCTGGTGTACGGCCCGCCGATCCACTTCGGATGGCCCGGCCACAACATCGCCCCGCAGCCCTGGCTGTACGAGGCGGCCGTGGCGACCGAACCGGAATGGACCGGCTACTACAACGACGAGATCGACAAGATTGTCGACACGATCCACGGAGCGTCATGACCGACCGGCTCACCACACCCCGCATGCGGGTGCTCATGTCCGATGGCACCTGCCACGAACTGCAGGCCCTCAATGTCGACCTGGTCGCCTGGGACCGCGAACGTGGCCGCCACCGCGACTGGCCGGCCGCCCAGGACGCCCCGTTCTTGTGGGCCACCTACCTGGCCTGGCATGTGCTGCAGCGAAGCAACCTGTTCACCGGCCCGCTGCCCGCCTTCGAGCTCGACGCCCAGCAGGTCGAGATCCTCGCCGACGACGAGGACGACGATGCGGTGGACCCTACCCGGACGGGTCCCGAGCCCGGATGATCGTCGCGATCGCGCTCGCCACGAACACCCCACCGTCGGCCTGGTGGGATGAGGACGACGCGACCATCGCGACCGTGCTGGACATCCTGAACGAGGCGGCCGACTGATGTCCTCCACCACCCTGGTTATCAAGATCCTGGCCGACGCCACCCAGGCCGCGACGACGATGGACAAGGCGTCGACCAAGGCCGGCAAGTTCGGCGGCGCGCTGAACAAGGCGACGCTGCCGGCCGTCGCGGTGATAGCCGGGCTGGGTGCGATGGGCAAGGCGGCCGCCGACGACGCCCGCGGGCAGGCGATCCTGGCCAACACCCTGGCGAAGACGGCCGGCGCCACCCAGAAGCAGGTCGCCGCGTCGGAGGCGTGGATCGCGCAGACCGCGCTCGCCACCGGGGTGGCCGACGACCAGCTGCGCCCCGCTTTGGGCTCCCTCGCGCGGGCGACCGGCGACGTCGGCAAGGCGCAGGGCGGCATGGGCGTGGCCCTCGACGTCGCCGCCGCCACCGGTAAGGACGTGACCACGGTCGCCACCGCGATGGCGAAGGGGTTCAAGGGCAACACCGGCGCGCTCGGCAAGCTGTTGCCCGGGCTGGACAAGGCGACGCTGAAGTCCGGCGACATGACCAAGATCATGGCTGAGATGTCGCGGATGACCGGCGGCACCGCCGCGGCGGCCGCCGACACCGCGGCGGGCAAGATGCAACGCGCCGCCGTCGCCATGGACGAAGTCAAGGAAACCGCCGGGGCGGCGCTGCTGCCGGTGCTGGACAAGCTCGGGCAGATGCTCGGCGGTATCGCCAAGTTCGCGCAGGAGAACGCCGGCGCTATGCAGGCGATCGTGGTCGTGATCGGGATCCTGGCCGGCGCGATCCTTGTCCTTAACGCTGTGATGAAGGTGGCCCGCGCCGCGACCATCGCGTGGACGGTTGTCCAGGCAATCTTCAACGGGGTCATGGCGATCAACCCGTTCGTGTTGATCGTCATCGGGATTGTCGCGCTGATCGCGATCATCGTGCTCGCCTACAAGAAGTCGCAGACATTCCGCG